ATGAAGTCCACCTATCCCGTCCTTCCGCTTCGCGACATCGTCGTGTTTCCGCACATGATCGTGCCGTTGTTCGTCGGCCGCGACAAGTCGGTCGCCGCGCTCGAAGCGGCGATGAACGACGACAAGGAAATCTTCCTCGTCGCCCAGCTCGACCCTGCCAATGACGATCCCGGCCGCGACGACCTCTACGAGATCGGCGTCTCGGCGGAGGTCATGCAGCTGCTCAAGCTGCCCGATGGCACGGTACGCGTGCTGGTGGCGGGCAAGGAGCGCGGCAAGCTCGAGGGCATGGAGGAGACCGGCGGTTTCCTAACCGCGACGGTTTCGCCGGTCGATGAGAAGACCGTCGAAGGGAACGAGATCCAGGCGCTGATGCGCTCGGCGGTCGATCAGTTCGAGAATTATGCCAAGCTCAACCGCAAGCTGCCCGCCGAAACCGCGGTCCAGCTCGGCGAGATCGAAGAGGCTTCGCGCCTCGCCGACGCGATCGCCGGGAACATCGCGGTCAAGGTCGCGGACAAGCAGTCGCTGCTGGTCGAGACCGACCCGCAGAAGCGGCTCGAAATGGTGTTCGCCTTCATGGAGGGCGAGCTCGGCGTGCTCCAGGTCGAGAAGAAGATCCGTTCGCGCGTGAAGCGCCAGATGGAGAAGACCCAGCGCGAATATTACCTCAACGAGCAGCTGAAGGCGATCCAGCGCGAGCTGGGTAACGAAGGCGAGGAAGGCGAAGGCGACGAGATCGCCGAACTGACCCAGAAGATCGCCACGCTCAAGCTCAGCAAGGAAGCGCGCGCCAAGGCGCAGGGCGAGCTCAAGAAGCTCAAGACCATGGCGCCGATGAGCGCCGAGGCGACCGTCGTGCGCAACTATCTAGACGTGCTGCTCGGCCTGCCCTGGGGCAAGAAGTCGAAGCTCAAGAAGGATCTGGTCGAGGCCGAAGCGGTGCTCGACGCGGACCACTATGGGCTGGAGAAGGTCAAGGACCGCATCGTCGAGTATCTCGCGGTGCAGGCGCGCACCAACAAATTGAAGGGCCCGATCCTGTGCCTCGTCGGTCCTCCCGGCGTCGGCAAGACCTCGCTCGGCAAGTCGATCGCCAAGGCGACCGGGCGCGAGTTCATCCGCCAGTCGCTGGGCGGCGTACGAGACGAGGCCGAGATCCGCGGCCACCGCCGCACCTATATCGGCTCGCTGCCGGGCAAGGTCGTGTCGAACCTGAAAAAGGCCGGCACCAGCAACCCGTTGTTCCTGCTCGACGAGATCGACAAGCTCGGCCAGGATTTCCGCGGCGACCCCGCCTCGGCGCTGCTCGAGGTGCTCGACCCCGAACAGAACAGCAAATTCAACGACCACTATCTGGAAATTGACGTCGATCTTTCGGACGTGATGTTCGTTACGACCGCCAACTCCTTGAATTTGCCGCAGCCTTTGCTCGATCGAATGGAGATCATCCGGCTCGAAGGCTATACCGAGGACGAGAAGGTCGAGATTGCCAGGCGTCACCTGATCGAAAAGCAGATCGAGGCGCATGGCCTCAAGGAAGGCGAGTTCACCCTCACCGACGAGGGGCTGCGCGCGCTGATCCAGAAATACACGCGCGAGGCAGGCGTCCGTACCCTGGAGCGCGAGATCGCCAAGCTCGCCCGTAAGGCGCTGCGCAAGATTCTGGAGGGCAAGGCGGAGAGCGTGACGATCACGCCCGACAATCTCTCCGAGTTCGCCGGCGTGCAGAAGTACCGCCACGGCCTGGGCGAGGACGAGAACCAGATCGGTGCCGTCACTGGCCTTGCCTGGACCGAGGTGGGTGGCGAGCTGCTGACGATCGAAAGCGTGACGGTGCCCGGCAAGGGCGCGATCAAGACCACCGGCAAGCTCGGCGACGTGATGAAGGAATCGGTCGAGGCCGCGTTCAGCTTCATCAAGGCGCGCAGCCCGGCCTATGGCATCAAGCCGAGCATCTTCGCGCGCAAGGATATCCATATCCATCTGCCCGAAGGCGCGGTGCCGAAGGATGGCCCGTCGGCCGGCATCGGCATCGTCACCGCGATCGTCTCGACCCTCACCGGCGTGCCGGTGCGCAAGGATGTCGCGATGACCGGCGAGGTTACGCTGCGCGGCCGCGTGTTGCCGATCGGCGGCCTGAAGGAGAAGCTGCTGGCAGCGCTTCGCGGGGGCATCACCACCGTGTTGATCCCGCAGGAGAATGAGAAGGACCTCGCCGAGATCCCCGCGAACATCCGCGAGGGTCTGACCATCGTTCCGGTGAGCCATGTCGATGCGGTGCTCAAGCTCGCGCTGACCGAGCCGCTGGCGGCGATCGACTGGACCGAGGCGGATGAGCTGGCCGCGCAACCGCCGGTCTCCACTTCGGGTAGCGAGCCGCTTCGGCACTAGGTTGAGATCGCGTAAGGGCAGATTCTCGCGTCGTTTCGGCGCTTTGGCGCGCTTTCCGCTTTACAGCGGGGGCGGGAGCCTGTTTTCTGCCCCACCGGCGTTCCGGCGCCGTTGAGTCTTCTCATCACATAGCCACAGAAGAGCAGGGGTTCTAAGGGCATGAACAAGCAGGAACTGATCGCGACGGTCGCTGACACCGCGGGGCTCAGCAAGGGCGATGCGAGCAAGGCCGTGGAAGCGGTCTTCGACGCGGTCACCACCGCACTCAAGAAGGGCGATGAAGTTCGTCTCGTCGGCTTCGGCACGTTTTCGGTTTCGAAGCGCAAGGCGTCGACCGGCCGTAACCCGCGCACCGGCGAGCCGATGCCGATCAAGGCTTCGTCGCAGCCCAAGTTCAAGGCCGGCAAGGGCCTGAAGGACGCGGTCAACTGATCTTCGGTTGCTGATTTCGGGGCGGACGGGGCTGGACAAGCCTGTTTCGTCACCCTAGAGGCACCGCTCCCCGCCCGGATCACCAGTTCGGCGGGGGCGCTCCGGTTCGCCGGGGCTGCCCTGATAAAGCCAGGAGCAAACAGGGTATCGGGCGCGTAGCTCAGTGGTAGAGCACTGTGTTCACACCGCAGGGGTCGCTGGTTCAATCCCAGCCGCGCCCACCACCTAAGAGCCGGTTATCCGGTCATTTTCTTCTCCTTTGAAGCGAATGGCAGGATACCGGCTCCGGTGTTTCTCCGGTGCATCGCACCCGGAGCCAGGCTCTCGATCTCTTCGATGATGTCCTGAAGCGCCGAAACGACGGTCGGATACTCGCCGACCGCATAGGTCTCGGTCACATCGCCCATTTCGTGGCCCATGAAGCCTTTCACGTCCCATTTGGACGCGCCGCGGTTGCGGACGAGCGTGGCGAGGCTGTGCCTCAGCAAATAGGGCTGCCACTCCCGCGCCTGGGGGAGGTTGAGATTGCTGAGCATGGTGTTCCATGCCGTGCCGATGTCCTCGATGCCGGCGCCACGGTAGTTCACCAGGAAGCCGCGCCCGACTCGTTGGTCCTTTGGCAGCCGCTCAAACTCATCGAGCTCAGCCTCCAGCCATGGGGCGAAAATCGGGAGAACCGGGACGACCGGCCTGAATTTCTTCGTCTGTGGTCGGCCGAGCGGATTCAGGTCCAGCAGCGGCGCGCCGCGCCACCACTGCTCACGATCGGGCGCGATGTTGATATCGAACACCGCGTCTGGCCGCGCCAGTGTGCAGATCGATGCCACCAGGAATGCGTGCAGCTGATCGCGCCGATCGGCTGCGTCGCCGGCGGAGGCGTAGCGCAGAAGCTTGGCCAGCCCCGCAACATCGGATCGCACCTTTCGCGGGCGGGAGACCTTCTTGCGCGGGATCGGTCGATAGACCGGTCGCCGATCGGAGCGAGGCGGGTCGGCCGACGCTGCATGGTTCAGCGCGGCGATCAGCTGCACGACCGATTCTTCCGTCGTCGCGGGAGCGCGAGGCTTTGAAACCGTGACCTCGCCAGCCTTGTTCCGCCACTCCACCGGCTGTTTTCGCGACCAGGCGCGGAAGGCCTCAATGAAAACCGTGCTGCAGGCCGTCGCACAACTGGTCTCGATTCCGAATCGGCCCTCATCACCGCGCGCGGTCTCAGCGACGAGAAACAGCAGGACGTGCTTCAGGCGAGCGTCAATGCTGTCGGCGCTGCTCTGGTGATCGCCCCACTCAAGCTTGTAGTCTGCGATCGCGTCGGACAGCAGGTAAGCCTCTGCCTGGGCGATCGACTGACCGCAGGCGTAGCAAAACGCGTGCCCTTCGCCCTGATCGGCTAGGTATCGCCTGTGCATTGCTGCTGTGGCGAGCTTCTGGTCTGCAGTGCCCGTTGAAGCGCTGCGGACGCGTCCCTGATCGGGATCGTACCAGAAGACGGTGAGGTGCGGGCTACGGCGGGTGCCGTCCGCAAGCTCGTCCCAGCCGAGCCAGTATTTCCCCCGACGATCGAGCGGCGGTGTGCGTCCCTGCATCGTGACTGTTCCCTGAGAAATTCGGCCTTGGCGGCGTGTACGAGCTCGAGCGCGCCCAGGCTGATAAGTAGATCGGTCGCCGCGGCATCGAGCTTCATGCCTTTGCCCTTGGTAGCCGCGCGGGTGAAATGGTCGTCCAGGCGGACGATCGCGGGAACGGTCATCTTGGTTCTCGCTGATTGAGGTTGAGGAGGACCGCCGGCGGGACGCCGGCATCGAGTAGCGCGCGGCGGTACGCGGCGCGGAGCGCGGCGGTCAGCTGATTGCCACCGGTCGCGAATTGGCGCGAAAGTTCGCTTACGGCTCGATCCTCGCTCTCGCCGATTGCGACAGTGAGGGCGTCGAGCGGGAAGATTGGCCACCTTCCGATCATGCGGCGTTCGCTTGGAAAGGACGCTGGTGCGCGCAGCCGATGTCGCCGCGGATTTGACAGCGGAAGCAGGGCTCGCGCGACCAGGCCAAGGGACGGGGATCGTCCTTGTTGAGTTCGGCCGGGGTAAGCGCTGCTGGAGGCGGTAGCGACCTGTCGATCGCGTCTTCCGCATGCACGGCCGAGCGCTCGGCCAAGGTGAAGAGGCGGTCGCGTGGTGGAGGCGGCGGGACCGGATCACCGGCCAGTAGCGCCCGGATCCGCGCCACCGTGACCGGCCGCGGCCTTTCCACAATCTCGACTTTGGCGAGCCACGATGCCGGATGTGTCGCCAATTCGGCCGCAAACCGGATGAGGGGCTGGTTGAGCGCATGAGCGCGCCGGCGGACCGCGTCGGCAAGTTGGGCGCCGGTGGGGTTGTCGGGGAGCGTGATCATTTTCCGCGCGCCTTGTCGATTGCGGCGGTGGCGAGAGCGCTTGCCTTTGCTTCAGCAGCCTCGGCGAGCTCGAGCAGGCGCGTGCCGTAGATTCTTGCCTCATCCGCGGGCATGTACGCCATGAATGCGCCGCCCGGGGCGCCACAGCCGCAGCTGCATCCCTTGCGCCCTACGGCAAGTATGATCGACTCGCTCGATCCCTCCAGATGCTCGCCTACAAAGGCGAAGGATCCTTGATGGCCGATCACGGGCCCGATGCGCGGCAGCATCATCTCCAAGGACGGACGCTCGGCCGAGTCGGCGGATGACACTTCCGATTCGAACTCGACGCGGGCTGGGCGGGGGCGCAGGGTCATAGAGCGCCCCGCTTCACCAGCATTTCGGTCTGCGCAGGCGTCCGGGTTTCTTTGGCGTCGATCGCGGCTATGAGCTCGAGGATCTCGGGCTTGCCGATCGCAGTGAGCCGATGGATCGACTCGAGAAGCAGTTCGTACAGGGCGTCGGGGTCCGCTTCCTCCTTACGAACCTGCAGGCCAACCATGATTGCTGCGTTGCTGATCCCAGCTGCGAGCTTGGACAGCATCATGATCAAGTCCGCCGGCTCAAGTAGAGATTGAACAAGGGCAACTTCCCGCTGCAGCTGAGCCTGCATTTGGCGCGCCATCTTGCGTCCGAAGTCGGCGGCGATCTTCTCGCTGAGGTCGTTCATTCCGCTGCCTCCAGTTCGGCCACGGCGGGCGCGGGTGCCTTTTGGAACTGCAGCGCCGGATGGACCCAGCAAACTCGGGCGAGGGCGCGAGTGACGGGGGTGATCGTGTCACCCGCCTTCATGGTGTCGAGATTGCGGCGGGTGGCATCATCGACGAAGGGCGTTGCGAGTTCGATGCGCTTGGCGCGGGGAAGCAGCTCTAAGAACTCCTCGGATGGCCCCCAATGCGCGCGCAGTGCCTCGTCGTCGGCCAGGCCGATCCGTTCGGCAAGCAGGTCGTGGACCGGAATGCGGTAGCCGTCGAGGTTCGCCGTCCGCGACAGCGAGACAGCAGCCACCACAGCGGCGGCCCATTCCTTCCATTCCCGGGTTTCGTCGAGGAACGCACGGAAGGCGGCGACTGCGTCGCGATCCTGCACTGAGGGGTGAGCACGGAGCAGGCCGAGCGTCGTGGTCCAGTTGCTGTGCGCCGGCGTCGCCTCGACCGCGCGCCGCACGGCGCCGATCATCACCATCGGAGGAGAATCGTCCGCCCGGGCGAGGCCGCGCGCGCCGAGCTGGACGCTGTCATGGTTGCCGAGCTCGCCGCGGAGAAGCTGCCAGATCAGGAAGTCGTGCGCGATATCGGTTGCGCCGTCCTCGATCAGCGCAGCGCGTAGAATCTCGCGACGGATGGCACGGACAATCTGAACGCCCTCCTGCGTGAAACCGTGCTCGGCCTTGGCCTCGGCATCCGCCCGTTGCTGGTAGGTGTTGCCGATAGTGGCGCCGACCGCGCGTCCGCCGAGGTCGTTGGTGGGCTTCGCGATCTGGCCGGCGGATACGGCTCGAGGATCCTCTGGCTTCTCGGCCGCGCGTTTCGCCCGGTGGGTGTCCCACCACCAGCGCGTCTCAAGCGCTCCGGATTCGTCGATTACCAGCGTCGCGTGCGTTTCGCCCTCCGGAAGCAGGATCGCGCGGCTGTCCTGCAGCCGCTGCAGCTCGGCCGCGTGGGCTTGGACCTCGAGATCGATCGCGGCCTGCTCGACTGGATCCTCGGTGCGATCCCGGCGATGGGCGAGCTCAACGAGCTCGTCATCGAGGAAGGCCGCACGATCAGCTTCGGCCGCGGAAAACGGCTCGCAGTCGGGCACCAGCTCAAGGTCGCGATCGACGCCGCCATGGCGCGCGCGCGGATACTCGGCTGCGAAGCGAAGATCGGTCCGCCCGGTCCGCCGACGCAGGGTCGCGCGCGCGGCCTCGAGCTTCGATTCGGCGAGCATGCGCAACAGCCCCGGCTGATCTACGCGGCCGCGGTGCTCGGCGGCGTCTGCGAACAGATCGAGCTCGAACGCGCCGCCGGCGTCGCGAAACGCTTCCTCGCCGACGAAGCGGAGCAGCTGCTCCTCCTCCCGATCGCCGACCTTGAGCAGCTGGCGGATCTTGTCCGAGGTCTGCTGCCAGCTCGGCATCTGGCGAAATGCCTCCCAAGCCGAGAGCTGCAGCTTGTGCTCCTCGGTCGCCGCGAAGGCCTTGGCCTGGTCCTGGGTGATATCGCCGTCGACATAGGCCTTGAAGATGGGTTCGGCGAGCTCGGCGAGGCGCAGGTGCTGGCGCACCCATATCTCGGTTTGCCCGGTGACTTCGGCGATCTCCTCGACCGACGCGCCGCGTTTGCTGGCGCGCTGCAGGCCTTCCATCACCTCCCAGGGGAGCAGATCAACGTGCAGCAGGCCGGCGGCGCTGGAGATCTCGAGCAGCTCCGCCTCGCTCGCGATCGTGCGAACGCTGGCGTCGATCGGCCAGTCCGCGGGCAGCTCGCCACGCGCGATCAGACTACGGATTGCCCGGAAGCGCCGTCCGCCGTCGAAGACGCCATGCTTCTTCGATCCCTTCATGGGATGGACAGCGAGCGGAAGGATGAGGCCGACGCGCAGAATTGAGGCTTCAAGCCCCTCGGTGCTGGTGATCGCGCGGCGGTTCTTGCGGACGTTGTACGGCGAGATGTCTAGCTCGGCCGCTATGAAGGTTCTAACGCTCATGGGTGGTCTCCGGCTGGCAAGGACTGGGGATCGCGGGCGCGCCGGCGGGTGAAGTCGCCGGCGCGCCGCTCTTGGAGGCCGCACGGATCTCGGCCGCGCGATCCATTACGGCGACGAGAAACCGCAACCGTGCAGGAAGGTTGGTCGCCAGGGCATCGTCGACCGTTCGGTCGATCCAGCTGGCGAGTTGATCGCGTGTACGGACTGTGGCGGGGACCTCGGGGATCGCGCCCATCACAGCACCTCATAGTGGGCGATGTCGAAGGGATCGCCGGTGAGGGTCCAGCGGCTGGTGTCGGCGGTCCATTCGTGGACGGTGCCGTTCGCGAGGGTGACGCGGGCGCGCTTTCCCTTGGTCAGGTTGGGCTGAAAGCCGGGGTTGCGATGGGCAGCCATCAGGCATCGCCCCGCAAGGCGGCACGCAGTTCGCGGCCCCGATCGGTCGCGCGGACCTCGAGATCGCGCTTGTCGTTGGGATCGCGCAGGCGGACCGCTGCACGGTGCTCGCCGAGGCGATTGACGGCGCGGGTGATGACCGGCTTGCTGACACGCAGCAGCTTGGCGAGATCGCGGACGCGGTGCGGACCCGGGGCGTCGCAGAGGATCCCGAGCAACGCTATCTGTCGCGCCGTCATCTCGACATAGCGGTCCGACTGGCACCACATCAGCGAGAGGGTGGCGAGATCGGCCATCATCGGACGCCCGCGCCCGCGATTCGGGCGGCCTGAAGCCGCTCCTGGATCACGAGCTCGCGCAAATCCGCCACGGCGGCCCGGATTGCCTTCGCCTGCAAGTTGGGTTCGGGGGTTTCCCGTCGGAGGGCCTCTAGCGTAGATCGTATGTCGGCCGGAGGATCTCCAAGACTGCGCATCGTGTCGTCGATCAGGCAGGCCAGATCGAGGGTGTGCGCCATTTGATCCAGCTGACTGGCGGCGAACTCGAATGCTTCAGCCTTGCTCAGAATGACTGGCGGCGGGCCGGCCCGATCCCGACGCGCCTTCAGCGCAGCTTGGAAAGCGTCGCTCATCACGACATCCCCAGCGCGGCGCGGTACGTTTCGAGCAACGCGTCCTGCTCGTCGAGCTGGTGCTTCTCCATCTTGCGGAGGCGCACGATCGTGCGGATCGTCTTGGCGTCGAAGCCGGTGGATTTGGCCTCGCCGTAGACTTCCTTGATGTCGTCGCTGATGCCCTTCTTCTCTTCCTCGAGGCGCTCGATGCGTTCGACCAGGAGGCGGAGCTGCTCGGAGGAGATGGAGTCGCTCATCGCGCCGACTCCCCTTGATCGACTCCCAACAGAGCATCCGCCCTGTCGGCATGTTCGAACAAGTCGTCCGCCAGCTCCCGAAGGATTCTCGCCGCCGTGCGAAGCGCACCGTCCTGTGCGTAGATTGCTGCAAGCTGGGATCGCTCGGCCATCAGCTCGTGGATGTTCATCATACCACGGGCACTCCCGTGAGGACGGACAGGCTGAAGGCGATCAGCGCACCCCAGCCCAAACCGACGAGGAAGCGGAGCGAGGCACCGGCGATGTCGATGCGATCAGCGCGGCGAGAGCAACAGGTGCAGTCCTTTGCGTGCACGATGCCGACGCGCCGCGGATGGTTGTTGATCAACGCTTTTCCTCCTGTTTGAGCGCCCAACGGAGCGCGATGGAGATGAGCAGGACGGCGATCGCGAAGGCGATCAGCGCCTCCTTCGGGCGGTCCATGAGACCGAGCCCGACTGCGAGGCCGAGGATGATCTCAGCCGCATGTGCGGCGCGCGTGGCGCCAGCGGCCCGGCCGGACTGATGACGAAGGCTCACAGGTTGCAGCCTTCAAGCGCGCGGTGCGCGCGCATCATTCGGCCGGGATCCTGTTCGGCGATCGCGGCCGCGCCCATGTCGATCCATTCGAGCATGACCTCGGCGGCGGGCCCGCAATCGGGCTGGGCGGCAATATCGGCCGCAATGCGCGCGACGCGTGCCATCTGGCGGGGGAGTTCGATCGCCAATGTCATCGCGCGTCGATCTCCGCGCGGTAGATCTCGCTGTCTTCGACGACGAGAACCTCGGAGATATCGGTGCGGTCGAGCACCTGCATGCCACCGCCTTCCGCGATTGCCAGCAGAGCCTTCAACAGGTTCGGGTCTTCGACGAGGTCGCTGGGGATCCCCGCCAGGCGGGTGCCGCCGTCCGCGTCCAGCAAGTCAATCTTGCCGAAGCCGTGGCGAACTTCGAACATGTACCGCCAGCTCATGCCGCGACGCTCCCCGACTGGACATCGTTGACCGGTTCGTTCGCCGGCGGCGGCACTGCTTCGCCGCAGTCGCCGTCATCGGGCCCGCACGCGCTACAGCGGTTGGCGCCGATCCAGCCGCAGGCTTCGGGGAAGCGGCCCGGCGAACGGGTGACGCAAGCATCCTGTTCGCTGCAGGCGCATTTGTCGCAGAGGCGGGGCAGGGCGAAGCGGACCTTCGAACCGGCGTGGAGATCCACGAGGCGGATCAGCACCAGCGGATCGAAGCGATACGACCCGTTCTCCGCCGCCACGATCAGCGGCATTACGACGTCGTCGTCGATCGGCGTGAGGTCCGCCTCGATCGACCGCAGCAGATCGGCGCGCGAAGCGAGCGAGACGGGCGGCTGCGTGTGGAACAGGCCGGCGACGTCGTCCAGCGACAGGCCCTGCGCCTCGCGGCGCATGCGCAGATAGGTTCCGGGGGAGGGCAGGTCGTTCGGCATGGCCCGATCCGTTCCGATGGCGCGACGCCGCAACAGCGGCCGCGCGAGGCTGCAAGAAGCCGCCTTCGCAGGCGGACCTGCGAAGCGCGGGAGGTTGGATTGTCACAGAAGAGTGGGTGGCCTTACGGTGGCTGCTGCTGCGGCTTGGCGCGACCCCGGCGAAGGAGCGGGAGGAGCGTCGTGATCTTCTGGTAGAGGGTGGAGACGTCGCGTTCGGCTTCACGCCAATCCTCTTCGGTGGCGCCGGGGAGCGCGAGCTCCGCCAGTTCGGCATTCGCCTCGCCTGCGGCGCGGTTCATGTCCGCGGCGAGCCGGTGAACTTCGATATGCTCGGCGATGCGCTCGGCATCCGCGAGCTCAAGCTGCGCGGCGAAATACTCGAGCAAGGGCGAGCCAAGGCCACCGGCCTGGCGGTGGGCGCGATCGAGGATGATCGCGCAGGAAAGGGGAATGCTGTCCTCGAGATCCGGATCGCTCCAGCGATAGAGCGTCGACGGATCTCGCGAGACGAGTTTCGCTGCGGCCTTGATGCCGCCCGGGAAGGGACCGGTGATACGGCTGAGCGCGTCACCTTCGGACAGGGCGGGCTTGAGCTTGGTCATGCGCGCACCGTGCGAAAAGGGGCCGCCGTTTCGTGGAGACGAACGACGGCCCCCGCCTTACGCAACAAAGAGGTACGCATCACAGGGCAGCCAGAAACATGACCCCACGCCGCCGGAAAAGGGCAACCGAAGCGCGGGGATCGGCCGGACTGCCGACGACCGAAACGGGAAGGGCAAAAATGGGGTGCCGCTGGAACGGCACCCCAGGTCACATGGTAGTTGCAGACGGAACTCGCGACACGCGATCCAACGGCCCGGGTGGACTGATGCGTGATCCGGCCGGTCTGCGAGCGGCCGAATGTGGGTGAAGAGGGAAGCGGCCCTTTGGGGGCGCGTTGCTTGGGCGCCGCGCCCCCGCCGGAGTGGGCGACGCGGAGAGGGCGGCGTCGCCGGGAGAAGGGGAGTCCTCCAGCCGGGACGCTGGACGCGCCCCGGCCTTCGGCTATCGTGCTTGTTCCGCAACCAGCACGAAGGACTGAGGGAATGGATATCGAGGAGCGTGTGCGCGAGCTCGAAGAGATCACCAAGGCGCTGCACGATGAGTTGGTCGCGGTCCGACAGCGCGCATTCTTCGCGCATGTCATCGCGGGGATGGCGGCCTTCACGCTCACGCGCGTGCTACCATGGCTGGTCACCGCAAAGATCATTGGAGATGACATCCTCACGGAGCTTCACTCGATTCTGCTGCGCCTGGAGCGCAACGAGCAACATCATCCGGATGATCGGGCGAGCGCGCGGAAGTGGAGGGAGACACTCGGACGGGAGGGCTAGCCACCTCGGCGAGCTGCGCGTCGACCTGCTGGGTTGCGTTCCGGAGCCTCTCGGCTGCGGCGGCACCGTCGATCGCAATCGGTCTGCTGGCGGTGAATGCTCCCGCAACCCGATCCGAGGCAGGCCGCAGTTCGATCTCGACGCTGCCCACCCGGGCATTCGCCAGTGTGAGCAGCCCTTCCGCTGTCGTGAGCCGGCGGCGCAGCCGCGCCGTGGTGATCGACTGAAGGATCAGCCCGGCGGCCAGCACGAGCAGCGTGATGGACTGAAGCAGGTCAGTCATGGCGGTGGCCCCCGATCATGTGCGGACGCCTTCGAGGCGATCACGCGCGGCGCTGTTTGTCAGAGATGGGGGGTAGAGATCGGGGCGGAGGTCCTCCTTCGGCACGCCCGTCTCACGCTCGACCAGGAGAACGTATTCGCCCGGAAGCGGACGATCGTCCTTCAGCCAATCATGGACCGTTGCCTGACCACGTCCGATCAACCGCCCGAACGCAGACTGCGATCCGCTCCGGCGAACGGCCCGTGCGAGTGCCGTGTCTATCGAGGATTCGATACCCATGAACGCTGGGCTATCGGAATACCGATAGCTCGTCAATACGGAATAAGCTTATGCCCGCCCTATCGGTCATCCGATAGTTTGCGCGCGTGATCATCGGCGAGAGAATCGAAGCGAGGCTTGGCGAACTGCGCATGTCGCAGTCGGAGCTGGCGCGTCGGTTGGGTTTTCGCCAGAGCACGATCAACGGGCTGATCAAGGGCGATCAGCGGTCGACAACGAAACTGCCCCAGCTGGCGCGCGAACTGCAGACGACGCCTGAGTACCTGACCGGAGAATCGGACGATCCGGCGGCGACTTCGCATTCGCCGCCTCCAATGAGCAGCGAGAGGCGTGAGCTTCTCGATTGCTTCGACCGACTCGACCGTGCGGATCAGCTTGCATTGCTCCAGATCGCTAGGTCGATGGGGGGGATCCCGAACCGCCGCCGCGCCTTCATGCTCATACCACGAGCTTCAGAGGAGAAGGTGACAGCTGATCAACCGCGTCCGCTTTTACTTAACCAAATCAAGGTGATCACACCCCCCCGGTGCAAAACCGGGGGAGTGGATGCTGTACAAGCGAGCGAAGCGGCGGCGCAGGAAGCGCCGAAGTTGAAATACCAGGAGCTGGAACTGATCGAGTGCTTTTACCGCCTTAGCCGAGCGGAACAGATCGCACTCCTTCAGGTGGCCCGCTCGATGGCTAAGAACAAACCGCCGGCGCCATGCCGGCCACCGGTGAAACCTAGAGGATTTGGGGAAAGCCGAGAATGGGGGTGGTGGGGATGACGAACGCTGCTGCGCGGCCAGATGGCCGCAACTTGATGGCATGGGGATGGGTGGGGCTGGTCGTCGGGGTGCTGGCGACGATTGTAGGGTTCATGTTGCCGGTGTTCACCGATCCTGGCAGCGCTGGCGCGCCTCCCTACGTCCCGCCGACAATTCCTGAGATCAACGTGTGGAAGTGGCCGGTGACGTGGTTTGGTATCGGCTCAACGAACATCGGTGTCCTGCTGGTGCTGGCAGGGTACATCGTGCACGCGGTCTCGCTTGTCCCGGGAAGTAGTCCTTCCTCTCCGCCCGAGTCCATGGCGCCCGAATCCGCGGTCGCGCGGACGGCAACCGCGCCGGCGGCGAGCGAAGAGGTGCAGAACGACGATGCAGATTCTAGCACTATCAGAACACTCATCATCGGTGCGGTGGTTGTCGTAGTTCTGGCGGCGGCATTGATGATCGGAGCGGGGAGAAGTCGGGAGGTTCCCGTCCATTCAGCGCTTCCCGAGGACAACGCCATCATGGCGCTTGAACAGTCGGCGGACGCGCTTGCCGCAGAAGCTGCTGAAGCGAGGAACGAGGCCGATGCCGTGCTCGATGCGGCAGAATGAGCGACGACGGTGATCGACTCGAGCTGAAGCTCGACGAGCAGTATCACAAGACGAAGCGCGCGCTGCTCGTCGCGACGTCGCTCTGCATCATATTCGGGCTTTCCGGAGGGACCGACGCCAAGATCCCCGGTTTCGGTGATATCGGACTTCCGATTCACTATGCGACACTGCTGATCTGGTTCGCGTGCGTTTACTTCGCGGACGAGTTCCGACGCGAATGGCGCATGGCGTTTATCCGCAACAGTCAGGCCGTCGCGGCTGAAGCGGATCATCGGCTCGGCGCGCTGTTTGAAGGGCGTGCGTCTCTAGAAAGGGAACTTGCGAAGACGATCGAGCAGACCAGCGCGTCGCTGGCGACGGCCTTGCCTCGCGCTTTGGAAGATAGCTCGGGCGCCGGGATGGAAGAGGGGCCTCGCGTTGAGATATGGGACAGGGTCAGGGCAGATCTCAATATCGCTGAGCAAGCTTTGGACCAGGTTATCAGCAGTGTGGCTGTATCCGTTCAGCCCGATATGACGCCTTCACAGATCGCTGATCGGACAGGCCCGCTTCGCCCGTTCATGAAACAGCTGGAAGACATAAAGAGCGCTATCCAGGGAGGCGTGGAGCGCCTCAACATGGCTGTGGCGAATGCCGACGAAGTGAGTCGTCGCCTGGGCAATTCCCATAGCGAGCTACAGAAGGCGTTTAGCGATCAACATGCTCGCTTAGACGGTGCGGCTACCCGCGATGCCGAGCTGCTGGCCTCGTTCGGCGCTCTGCACAAGTCGATCCATCGGACCCAACGTAACGCGGTGGCGTTCAGGGACCGATACATTCCCATCGCGATGTTCGCGATGGCGACGGCCTTGACCGCATGGAAGGTGTACGCGGGCGTGCCGGCTATCAAAGGGTGGATCGGTTCAGTCGTCAGCCTGCTGGCGTGATCTAGCCCCGCACTAGCGATTTCAGCCATTCCCGCTATGTTCCGTCACGGGGAGTGCGCATCGCGCCATGACGGATCTACCTCTTCGCCTGACGCCCACGATGGTGAGCCGGAAGCTGCAGGCGCTCGATTTCATCACCCGGTACATCGGCCGCTGGGGCGGGTCGCCCAGCTATGACGAGATCGCCAACGAGCTCGGCGTGAGCAAGACGCGTGCGCGGACGTTGGTCCGCCAGTTGACGCGAGATGGGCAGATCGTGCGCGAGCGCGGCGCACACCGCGCGATCGCGCTGGTCGAGGGCAGCGATCGGGCATCCGTTGCGGCCGCGCTGCTGCAGCTGCGCCGGCGCGGCTTCGTGGTGGACGAGGATCTGTTCACCGTCAGCGCCCCGTGCACGAATCCGCCACTGCCCGAGCTGCCGCCGCTTCAGCATATTCCCGGCACCGAGACCGGGGATGGGGATGACCAGACACAAGCTCGCGAGCGCCGCGCTACGGCGCCTCGCCAAGATCGACGCCGCGATCGACGCGACCACGCAACCAGCGGGCGAGCGGCCTGACTATGCCCGCGCCGAAGCCGAGCGCGTCGAGCACCTGGTGCTGGGCCGCGATCGCCCGCCGGCGCAATCGCTTGGCCGCGGCCGGGCCAAGCGCAAGATCAAGGTCGATTTGACGCCTGAGGTTGAACGGGTGGTCGCGCAACGGGAGGCATATGGCCACCGCGCCGGCACGCCAGAAACCCATGAGAGGGCTGCTGCGACGAGGCAGGGCGCGCTTGCCCGTCTGCACAAGAGCGGTGCGATCGACGCGATGCAGCTCGCCTCGGCCGAGCAGATCGCGGTGATCGCCGAGCGGATCGGCGCGGGCCTGTCGCTGCGCACGATGAGCATGGAAACCCGGGTCGATCGAACGCCCATGTTCGATACGCGGATCCGGGAATCGCTCGGCGCGGTGCGAGCGGAGATGGCCTATTCGCGCTGGCGCGGCGCGCTGGGCGTATTCTGCGCGCCGGTGCTCGAGATGATCGTCGAGGACCGCGGGGTGACGATTGTGGCGAAGCGGTACGGGTTCCATGTACGGCGCGGGCGCACGATGTTGATCGACGCTCTGGACATGTGGGGTCGGATGTTTGCCGAGGCGTGCCGGATGGTCGACGATCGCGACCTCGCGATTGCGCATGCCCGGCTGAACTAAGCCAGCCAGGCGTTCGCGATCCGGAGTCTCCTCCTCTCAGTCGTTTGCAACGTTGCTCTCGCGGGCAATCCGCGAATAGTTCTCTGCCAATTGATTATGGATCACTCGCGCGGCGGGTAGCTCCGCTCTTTCAGCGCGTTGGCGTTCCTCCGCCGCGCGGCGCGCGAAATATTCCGATCGATCGCTGGGAGGCATAGCGCATCTCCTGAGCTGGCGCGGGCAGCTGATGCCCTAGTCGCCGCTGTGCCAATGCTGGGTACGCCGACGCACCTCTATACCACACCCATCGTTCCAGCCCCGAATCCACTCGCCACGCGGCTAGAACGGCTCACGGTCTCCACGCGCGACGCGGGGGTGCACAAAAAGGACACTGCCAAACTGGCCACGTAACGGCCAATTTTGACCCCGCGACAATTGCGTCCAACGAAGCCCGCCTCTCCCCCCGGAGGCGGGCTTTTGCGCATCCGGAGGATCCGGTCTCCATGCCCCAGCCCCTATTGTCGCCGCGCGACCGCATGGTCGCCGCACTGCGCCGTGAACAGGCTGCCCTCGACGAGCTGATCGCCGAGACGGAGCTGGGGCCCCGCAATCAAGGCCATTTCGACGCGCTCGAGGAACGGGCGCAGTCGATCGGCAGCAACATCGTCGGCGCATTCCGCCGACCGCAGCCCGGGCCGAAGGTTACGCCTGGTCGCAATGGTGGAGTGTGGGTCTGATGATCGACGTCGACCAGCTCCGCGCGACGATCGGCGCGACGCCGGGCAACAAGATCGCCGTCGATCGCGAGCAGCTGCTGCTGATCTCGCGCGAGCTCGCGCTTGGCAACGCCGCGCGCCTGGCGCTGGCCGGCGGTCAGCCCGTGCCCGCGCTCCGCTCGGAGCAGCGCGCATGACAATCGAACCGCCGAAGGATCTCGCCGCGGCCACTCGCCTGCTCGAGCGCATCGCCAAGCTCGATGCCAGGATTGCGGGCCGGCATGCCACCCGGGTCGCGCTGATCGCGAAGATCAACGCCGCGGCCGACAAGCTGCTGGTTCCGGCGCTGGCCCAGCGCGAGCGCCTGGTCGAGCTGCTCAAGCCGTGGTGGAGCTCCGACGAGGCGAAGGCTGCGCGCGGGACCGCTAAGTCGATGGTGCTGGGCGGCTGCAAGATCGGCACAAAGGAATCGCCCGCCTCGCTCACCTATGGTGGCAAGGCTGAGGATTTCGGACTGGCCCAGCTCCGGGCCGAGAAATGGGCCAAGCCGCTCATCACCGTGAGCTATTCGGTCAACAAGACGGCTGTACGCGAAGCGCTGAAGGCCAAGCGGAGCGACGAACTGATCGCGATGGGCTTCGGCGAGAAACAGGACACGGTCTTCTTCGTGACCAGCGTCAAGCTACCGACGCTGGGGCGCTGATGTCGAACCCGGTGCAGGCATGCGATCGTCTCTGGCGAGCGCTCGAGAGATCGGCCTCGGCAGCGGGCTGCGTGATCACATTGGCCGCGAGCAAGACTGTGCCTTGGGCTTCGGCGACGTTCACGGGCGGGCGGCACGTCATCTACCTGGCTGCAGACGCCGGGGAGGACCTAGTGCGCTGGGCGGCTGGCTTGCCCGAAGCCGTGCTGCCTCTGCCCGGGCACATGCTCGCGGACTTGGTGGTGAGCGAGTTCAACACGCTTTCGGGTCGATCGCACTTCTCGATCGAGGCGCTGACAGTGGAGGCCGCATGAGGCTGGACAAGCTGGCTATGGTCAACCGCATCGCCACGGAGCGGGCCGACCTCAAGCAGCAGCTCGACCACGGCAAGATCGAGGTAGCGATCAACTGTCGCACGCAGGATGGTACGTTCACTCAGCTGGTCACCCCGGTGGTACGTGAGGAACTGCGCTCCCGCATCCGTGCTCTCGATGCCGATCTGAAGGCGTTGGGCGTCGTCATTTCCTGACCAAGCGAGGTTCCCCTGTATGATGACAATGAGGCGCCTCGGCGCGTTGAAGGCGCGCGTCGTCAATGCGCCCGCTTCGATGCAATCCGCCCTTGTGATCGAACTCGGCGTGGCATTGGGGCGGCGCCGGCGCGAGCGCGGCCCTTCCAAACTGGCGCGCCGGCTTCGCCGGAGACAGCAGCTTGGCCGCCCAGGCACCTACTGAGCGCAAGCGCGGCCGGGCTGGGCAGGCCCAGCGCCAACGCCGCCTGAAGCGTACCAATGGCCTATGCGAACGGTGCCTTGGCCTCAATCGCTGGGCAGGTCGGACACCGAGGCGCACGACCTTGGCCCAACGGGTCAACCATATCGTCCCGCTGATCCATGGTGGCAGCGACGAGGACGACAACACCGAGAACCTATGCCGGCGCTGCGACCTCGAGGTCACGGCCGAGCAGTTCGGGTTCGACCAGGCTGACGGCCGCGGCCAGGTCGACCGGGCAGGGCGCCCCACCAGTCTCGACCATCCGTGGTCCGGGCGGCGACCCCCGGGGGGGGCGAAAGTTCGGGCGCCTACCCCCCGGACACCGCGCAGTGCCGCCGTGCGCAATAATGGCGATTTCAAACCAAAAAGTTCGGCCGATCGGGAGGGCTGATCGGTGGCGAAGGCAAAGCGGGCGGCCGCGACGCGATTGCGTGCGCCATCGAAGCAAAAGCGCATCGATGGCGAACCCGATTGGGAGCGACTGCTGCCTGAAAAGGCCGAGCAGATCGCCGCGAGCGCTCATTGGCAGCGCATCGTCGGCGAGATGCGGGCGCGAGAGACGTTCGCGGAGTCGAACAGCCATTCCGTGCAGCGCCTGGTGCTGGCCTATCTCGTCTATGACCGCTGTTCGATGCGGGTAGCGGCCGACGGGCTTGTGACCGAGCCGAAGGCCGACAACCCCAAGGCGATCGCGCGCCTGTCCATCCACTATCAGGCCATGCGTGAGGCGGAGAAGACCACCGAGCGGCTCGAGCAGCAGCTCGGGCTGACCCCGGGGCGGCGCGCCAAGGTCGGCAAGGTGCCCAAGATTCGGGAGCGCAGCGCCGGTGCCGACGCGTTCCTCGGCCCGACGGGCTAGCCCCACCGATCCGACCACAGCCTGGGCAGAGGCAGCGGTTCGGGGCGATTTCGTCGTCGGTGATCTCGTTCGGTACGCCGCCGAACGGCATCTGCGAGATCTGCGCGACGCCGAGAAGCGGGGCTATTTCTGGCGACCGGAGCTCGCGCAGCGGGCGCTGGATTTCTTCCCGTCGCTGTTCACGATTACCGATGGGCCCGCCGAGGGGCAGCCCTTCCGATTGATCCCCTACCAGGTGTTCATCGTCGGCTCGTTGATGGGCTGGGTGAACGCCAGCGGTCGCTGGCGATTCCGCACCGCCTATGTCGAGACCGGCAAAGGGCAGGCGAAGTCGCCGATGATGGCCGGGCTCGGCCTCTACGCGATGGGATGGTGCGGGTTTCGCCGTTCGCAGATCTATTCGATCGCGGCGAACAAGCAGACGTCGATGGTCCTGTTCAAGGACGCGGTGGCCATGTGCCGCGCGCCCGTGCCGGGCTACGACGAACACGAAACGCTCGAGGCGCTCGGTCATGTCGTCCTGAGCGGCGAGGGCGACAACACCGGGAAGATTCAGCACCCGGGATCGCAATCGTTCTTCCTACCGTTGGCGGACGGCAAGAAGCAGTCCGGCCCTCGGCCGCGGATGGTGCTGGCGGACGAGATCCACGAGTTTTCGTCGATCGACCAGATCGAGATCTGGCAGGCCGCGATCGACAAGATCGCGGGCAGCGCCATGATGGTGCTGGGGAGCAACACCCCGGCTGTGTCGCAGCATGTAGGCACCGAGATATCGAACACCGCGCAGGCGGTAGCGAAGGGCGACGTCAAGAGCGACACGGCGTTCGGGTTCGTCGCCCGCACCGATAAGCGCGACTGGCCCACGATCTTCGATAACGAGGCGGCCTGGGGGAAGTCGCTGCCCGCGCTGGGTGTCACCTACCCGGTGACCAACATCCGCGAGGCGGTGCAGGAGGCCAAGACGCGCCTCTCGAAGGCTGCGTCGGTCAAGCGGCTGTATTTCGGTATCCCGGCGGGCGCAGCCGATTTCTGGATTGCCGAGGAGAAGTGGGCGAAAGTCCTCGGCACCGTCGACGACGCGGCGATCGCCGTGCTGAAGGGCTGCCGGTGCTGGCTGAGCCTCGACCTTTCGAAGAAGAACGACCTTACCGCGCTCACCGCCACCTGGATCGATGGCAGCGGGATCCTGTGGCAGAAGACCTGGTACTGGACGACGGCCGATGGCCTCGCCGATCGCGCGGTCGCCGACAAGGCCCCTTATGAGAAGTGGGTCGAGGAGAAATGGCTTACCGCCGTGCCCGGCGCGACGATCGACAAGACGTTCGTCGCGGAGCAGGTCGCGAAGCTCTGTGCCGAGCACGACGTCCAGGAGCTGGTGTTCGACATCGCGCAGATGGCGGATTTCCTTACCGCCTGCGAGGATATCGGGTTCGATGTCTGGCAGTATGAGGGCCCGGACAAGCCCGCCGGTACCGGGCTGAAGCTGGTCAAGCATGCGCAGGGCACGCGCGTCGTGTTCGAGGACCGCCAATACTGCATGCCCCGCTCGATCGAGCGGTTCGAGGATCGAATCCTCAACGAGACGATCGTCATCGACGACTCGCCCGTCACCTACATGTGCGCGTCGAATGCAGCGCTGATCGAGGACGGCATGAAGAACCGGGCTTTCGACAAGAAGCGCTCGCGCGGCCGCATCGACGGCATCGTCACAAGCGCCATGGGCGCCGGCGCCGCCGACAACGTGCCGCTCGAGGCCGACGATTACGCGGGCAGCTACGGCGTCGATCTCGACGAAGATGACGATGAGGCGGAGGACGAATGACGGTATCCGCCTACAAACTTTCCGCGCGCGCGGCCGAGGCCGAGGCGCGTCGATCGGCGCCGATCGCCGGTCTGGGGCACAATGGCGGGCCCGTGCTCAACGCCACCGATAGCGTGCCGGTGATCGCCGGCGATGCCGACATGATGGAGTGGTTCGGGAGCGGCCAGCGCGTCGCCGGCGTCAACGTGACGCCGGAAACTGCGATGCGCTCCTCGGCGGTGTGGCGATGCACCACTCTGATCAGTGGCACGATGATGTCAGCGCCGCTGGGCGTCTACGAACGCCTCCCCGGAAACGGCCGCCGGTACCTCGAGGATCACGAGTTCAACCGGTTCCTGCAGATTGAGCCGAATGAGGAGATGTCCGGGCCCGAGCTGATCGAACTCGCGGGCATGGCAATTCTGCTGCGCGGCAACGGCTATGGATTGATCAGGCAGTCCCGCAACGGGCGCATGACCTCGATCGACCACTATCACCCAACCCGGGTGATGCCGTTCCGTTCGTTCGATCGCAGCGTCTGGTACCGCTTCACGAACGAGGATGGCACCACCGAGGATCATCACAGCTCCTATGTGATCCATTTCAGAGGGCCGGGTCGCGATGCAACGGGGCTGAAGGCGCTCGCGCCCATCTCGCAACATGCGCAGGCGATCGGCATCAACCTCGCCAGCCGCGAGTACACCTCGGGCCAGTTCGAGCGCGGCCTGCTCACCAACGACTATTTTCAGTTTCCCGCGGGTCACACGATCACCAAGGACCAGCGGAAGGCCTTCAAGGACTATCTGCAACGCCGAGCGCAGGGCGTTGCCAATGCGCACAACCCGCTACTTCTCGAGAATGGCGGGGAGTGGAAGCGCGTCTCGGTCTCCGCAAAGGACGCGCAGCTGCTCGAGCTGCTGCAATACTCGGTGGTCGACGTCGCACGGATCTTCGGGACGCCGCCTCATATGATCGGCGAAACCAGCGCAGCCACCAGCTGGGGCACCGGCATCGAGCAGATGACGATGGGCTTTCGCCTCTACACCGTCATGCCGCACTTGCGCAGGTTCGCGAAGGAGCTGTCGCGGAAGCTGTTCCCGGTGATCGGCGCGAAGATGCCGAAGCTGTTCGTGGACTTCGATCCCGACGCCCTCGATGTCGGCGACCTCAAGAGCCAGGGCGACTATTTCGCGCGCGCGCTGGGCGGAGCGCAGGGGCCGGGCTGGATGAGCCAGGATGAGGTGCGCCGGAAGAAGAACCTCGAGCCTATGAATACACCGGAATCTAGCCGCGTCTTCTACCCAACGGCGCCGACCGCGGGTGCGGCGCCGGCGGCTGACGAGCGCGACGAGGACGAGGACGCCGGCGACACGCCGCCCGCGGCCGCAGCAAGGGAAGATGACGACGATGCGTAAGCTATTCGACCTAGCCCAGGCCAATGCCGGGAAGGGCGCGGGGATCCGCTCGGAGGTCGATGGCGATACCGCCACGGTCTATGTGTACGACATGATCGACAGCTGGTGGGGCGTGTCGGCAGCGGACTTCGCGAAAACGCTCGCTAGTATCACCGCGCCGAACGTCCTGCTGCGCATCAACTCGCCTGGCGGCGACGTGTTCGAAGCGCGCGCCATGATGACGGCGATCGCCGATCATCCGGCCAATTTCACGGCGAAGATTGACGGCCTGGCGGCGTCGGCCGCGACGGCGTTGACGCTTGCTTGCGACAGCGTCGAGATCGCCGACGGCGGCTTCTACATGATCCATCAGGCGTGGACCTTTGCCATGGGCAATGCGGACGACCTGACCGCGACCGCCAAGCTGCTCGCGAAGATCGATGACGTGCTGGTCGATGGCTATGTCGCCAAGAGCGGCAAGGATGACGACGAGATCCGCGCACTCATGAAGGCGGAAAGCTGGTTCAACGCCCAAGAGGCGGTCGACGCCGGTTTCGCCGACGCGATCATGGCGACCACGTCGAGCAAGGCGAAGGCGAGTGCCTTCAACATCGCCGCTTACCAGAACGCCCCGAAGGTACTCACTGAACCGACGCCAGATGCGGACGAGGTGCGTCAGCGCATGCTCGCGCGCTGCGGCCTCTACGAGCGAACGGCCTGACGGCCGATCACCCCGGCGCCGGTCCCCTCCGGACGCCTGACCAAGCCCCGCCCACCAGCGGGGCTTTTTCTTTGGAGAACTGCATTGCTCAACATCAAGGCGCTCCGGGACCAGCGCGCCGCCAAGGCGAAGGAAGCCCGCAACCTCCTGGACACGAACACCGGCGACAAGTGGTCGAAGGACATCGAGAACCAGGTCGACGCGATCTATGAAGAGATCGACCGCATCGACGCGCAGATCTCGCGTGCCGAGCGTCAGGCCAAGGTCGACGGCGACACCGCCGCCCAGGAGCAGGCCGACGACACCCGCGAGCGCACCCTCGCCAATCTGTCGCCCGAGGCGCGCGAGCGCGCCGAGCGGTACAGCAACGCCTTCCGCAGCTTCATCCTCAATGGCGAACGCGGAATGACCAACGAGGAGGTCCTCGCGCTCCGCGAAGGTCCGATCCAGAACGCGCAGTCGACCGGTACCCCCAGCGAGGGCGGCTATCTCGTCCCGACGGGCTGGGGCGGCCAGCTGCTCGAGGCGCTGAAGGCATTCGGCGGTATGCGGAATGTCGCGAACGTGATCTCGACCGCAGGCGGCAATCCCCTGCCTTGGCCGACCGTGGATGAGTCGTCCGTCGAGGGCGAGATCGTCGCCGAGAACGCGGCCGCTTCGGATGGCGATGCCGCCTTCGGCACGATCCAGATCGGCGCCTACAAGTACAGCTCGAAGGTCTTCACGATCCCGTTCGAGCTGCTGCAGGACGCTGGCCCGGGCATCGACGTCGAGGCGTTCGTTCGCCGCGCGGCCGCACAGCGCATTGCACGCATCACGAACAAGCATTTCACGACCGGCACCGGTGTTGGTCAGCCGCAGGGCATCGTCACCGCCGCGGCCTCGGGCAAGGTCGGAACCACGGGTCAGACGCTGACGGTGATCCACGACGACCTGGTCGATCTCGAGCATTCGGTCGATCCCGCCTATCGCGAGCTGCCCAGCGTCGGCTTCATGTTCCACGATGCCACGCTGCGGAACCTGAAGAAGCTCAAGGATCTGGAAGGGCGCCCGCTGTGGCAGCCGGGCATCTCGGTCAAGGAGCCGGACGTCCTGCTCGGCTATCGCTACACCATCAACCAGGCCATGCCGGTGATGGCCGCCAACGCGAAGTCGATTCTGTTCGGCGATCTGCACTCCTACATGATCCGCGACATCATGCAGGTGACGCTGTTCCGCTTCGACGACAGCGCCTTCATCAAGAAGGGCCAGATCGGCTTCCTCGCCTGGTCGCGTCACGACGGCAAGCTGGTGACCGCCGGCGCGCCGGTGAAGTTCTACCAGAACTCGGCCACCTAAGCCGGCCCGGATCGCCGCCGGGGCTACGGCCCCGGCGCCCCATTTCTCGAATTTCGAGGTTGCTATGACCAAGCGTACCCCCACGCCGGCGGCTGCTGCCCCGGCGATCGCCGCCACCGATCCCGCGCAGACGCCCGCGCCGGCGGCCGAGGCGAATGTCGCCGGTGAGGCATCGAGCGCGGCCGACGCGCAGCAGGAAGGCGCCAGCGATGCGGTCGCGTCCGAGCTCGCTGCGCAGCCGCACGCCGAATCGGCGCCCGCGACCGATGGCGCTACCGAGCGAGTGCTGGCTCGCGTGCTCGTCGCATTTGATGGGCACGAGCCGAACGATGTCGTCGAGCTGACCGAGGCCGAGTTGCGCGCACATGGCGATCAGGTCGATCCGACGCCGGCGGCCGTCGAGTATGCGCGGAGCCTGGTCGAATGACCGAGCCTGTCGGGATCGAGGATATCAAGGTTCACTTGCTGCTCGATCCCGACGCCACCAGTGAGGACGCCTATCTCGGTTCCCTCCTGCTGACCGCCCGGCGCTCCCTCGAGCTCAAGACGGGACAGACGATCGTCGGCGCGGAACCCACGATCATCGGCGACGATCTCGAGCTTGCGAAGCACGCGATCCGCCTGATTGTCGGCAACTGGTACGCGAACCGGGAACCTGTCGCACTGGAGGCGAATGCCCCGCGCGAGATCCCGGGCACGCTCACCTGGCTGATCGAACCTCTGCTGAAATGGGACGACGGCGCGTGAGGACCGGCAAGCTGCGCGATCGCGTGATTTTGCGGCGTCCGGTCAAGGCGAAGGACGGCAAGGGGGGATGGTCGACATCCTTCGAAGAGGTCGCGGTCGATCTGCCCGCCTGTATCGAAACCCTTGATGGCCGCGAAGCGGTGATGGAGCATGTCCTCGAGGGCGTGTCCTCTTGCCGCATCTGGATCCGCTGGCGCGGGGACGTCGCAGCGAACTGGCAAGTCAGGCTCGGCGGCGTCGATCTCAACATTTCCGCACCGCCCGCCAATCCCGATCGCCGGCGCCGGTGGCTCATGCTCACCGCGACGACCGCGGCCGTGTTGAAAACCGGCTGATGCGGTCCCGCATCGACGGCCTGGGTGCCGCGCTATCGATGTTCGATGCGCTGCCCGACGCGGCGCGTGAAGAGCTTGCGGTCGAGATCGGCATCATCAGTCGCGAGATCTCGGCCGCGCAGAAAGCGGACGTCCCCAAGCGCACCGGCGCCACGCAGGCGGCTCTGACGTTCCAGCTTCAGCTCGAGCAGCTGCGCGCACGCGTCGGGCTGCTCAAGGGATCAACTTCCCGGGGGAGCCGCAACAATTTCGTCGGTCGCATGATCGAGCACGGTCGATCGGCACAGACGGTGCTGGTCACGCGTCGCGTGAAGCGCCGGCGGATCAGTGGCAACGGGACGGAAAGCAAGCGAGAGGTCAGGTATCTCGGGCCGAAGAAGCGACGGCGGCCTGGATCAAGCCCGAATCGCGGCACCTTCGTTGGGGATCCGTACAAGCTGCGCGTGAAAGCGAAGGCCCCGCGGCCATTCGTCGCGCAACCGATGCTGCAGGACGCGGCCCAGCTGCACCTGTCCGAATATGCGAGCCGTCTGCTCGCCCGAGTGGGAGCGCGCTGATGGCGATCGACCTGCTCTCGGCCGCGTCCGACGGCGTGTTTGCGCTGTTGGACGCCGCGATCTCGCCCGATGTGGCGGAGGTCGCCACCAATCCGGAGCAGCGGGAGCCCGGCGACGCCGGCGATCGCAATGTCGTGATGTTCGGCGACATTGACAGCGAGAATGTCGCAGGAAAGGGCGAGCAGTGCGAGCGGATCACGATCGAGATCATCGTGATTTACCGCGGCAACCAGCGATCGCAGCTGCAGTCGTTGATGCACCTGGTGCGCGACGCGCTCGAGAACGCAGTGCCAGCGATCGCGGGCGTCACCTTTCAATCGATCGACTTTCTCGGCGCGGCCTCGAGCCCGCCGGCGACGGACGGCGTCACGCATGCCGGCATCGTCACGATTTCCCTTGAAGCAGAGCCGGCCTGACGCCGGAACAGGAGCACGACATGGCAAACGAATACGGCAAGGACTGGCGGATCAAGATCGGCGACGGTGCGGCGACGGAAGCGTTCGACTTTCTTGGCGGCGAGGGCAGCTGGGACTTCAAGCGCTCGTCTGACTCCATCGATCTGTCGTCCAAGGATGACGGTGCCTACAAGGCGCAGGGCTGGGGCCAGCAGGCGATCACGATCTCGGTCACTGGCAACGTCAAGCTGCCTGACGACGGCCTCGAGCGTGTCGTCGATCAGTCGAAGGCATCACCGCCCGAGCTCAACATCCAGATCGTGAAGGGCGCGATCGTGAAGTTTCATGGCCGCGTCGGCATCGGCAACTTCAGCATGACCGGTGGCAAGGATGGTCCGGTGACCTATTCGCTCGACTTCAGCGCCGTGGCGGCGCCGACCGTCGATGATGTCGCGGCGACCGCATGACGAAGGGGGCGGAGAAGCCCGGCGCCAACGCGCGCGGTGAACATCGCCTGCCGCTCGGCCGCAAGTCCTATATCTTGCGGCCGAGCTTCGCGGCGATCGAGGCGGCGGAGGAGAAAACCGGTCAGTCGCTGATCCGGCTGATGCAGCTCGCTCATTCCGGCGAGATGACCCTGCGCCAGATCGGCATTGTGGCCGGCGAGATGATCCGCGCCGGCGCGACCGACGAGCTGACCGCGAGTGTCGATGACGAGCGGATCGGCCAGCTGGCATTCGAGGCTGGTCTGCCCACCGTCATGGGGCGCCTGGCTGTCGCACTCACCGATGCCGCATCGGGAGGGCGCACCGCCGCGGGGGAGCCGAAGGCGGTAGCGAGCGATTCCGCTACCGCGAGCTGATGGGCGTCGCGATGGCCAGCTTCAGCTGGTCGTCGCAGCAATTCTGGTCCGCCACCCCCCATGAATGGTGGGCGATGGTCGAGGCGCGGATCGAAGCGAATAAGCGATAGGAGGCACGATGGCGCGAGCACCCGCACGCCAGGAGCTATTCCTTTCGGTCGGCGGATCCGTCACGCCGCTCACCGGGGCGCTCAAGGTCGGCAAGACCGCGCTGATCGAATTCAGAGGTGACGCGGAAAAGGCGTTCGAAGCCGTCGAGCGCTCGATGCGCGACATGGTCAAGGATCCCGCCGCGGCCGCCAAGCAGCTGACGCAGAGCTACTCGAACGCGTTCCGCGAGATCCGCGCCAACGCGCAGAATGTGCTCGGCGCGAACGACAACGCCAGTGCCTTGACTGTCCTCAACGCCAATGCGGCACGCGAGGCGGCGAACGCCGCGGAGAACCGTGCGGCCGCGATCCGCGTCGTCGCAGAGGCGGCGCGCGCCGAGGCGATCGCCCAGGGCAGCGCCAATGCGCAGCTGACCGCCTACGCCTCTGCAGCCACGGTGGCCGAACGCGAGGCCGAGCAGTACGCGATCGCGCTGCGCGAGCAGGCGAACACGCTGACCGCCGTCGAGGGGCGGATGAACGCGATCGTCACCCCCGGTAAGCGGATCGTGGAAGTGAGCGGGCAAGCCCGCGCCGGCATGCAGCAGCTAAGTTTCCAGCTGGGCGACGTGGCTCAGCAAATTGCCGCGAACACTCCGCTTACCGTCATCTTCGCCCAGCAAATCGGGCAGGTAACGCAGGCAATCGGCATGATGACCGGGGAGACGAAAGGATTCCTTGGTATCATCGGCGGCCCCTGGGGAATGGCAATCTCGTCGGCGCTGGTTCTGCTCACGCCGCTGATCGCGAAGATGATCGAAGGCAAGAATGCCATCGAGGAGGAGACGAAGAAGCTCGCCGAGAATGCGAAGCAGACTGCGACGGCCGAGGCCGCGAAGAAGGCATTTGCACGAACCGCAGACGGGCTGATCGCGAAGGTTCGCGAAGAGACCCGGGCCTGGGAAGAGCAGAATCGCACCATCTTCGAGAATCTGGCCCATCGCCGCAATCAGCAGCGACAGGTCACCCGCGACGCGGAAGTCGCCACGACGAAGAACGTCAAGGATCTCACGACCGCGTACAACGAGTTGAGTGCCATCGAGGCCCGTGTCGCCACGCTCCGTCGAGGCGCCGTCGGCTCGGGCGCAGGCGCGGAGGCTGCGCGCGGACAGCTGGCCGCGGCGCAGGTAGAGCTTGAGAGGAAGCGGAAAGCGGTTCGCGACTTGGAGACCCAAGCCCGGGATCTCCAGACCACCCTCTCAAACTCGCGCCGGCTTGAGCGGTCGATCAACGTCGACATGGACGAAGCGGCCCTGGCCCAGAAGATGGACGCTGAACGGGCGGCGACCGACAAGCTTGCCGATGCAGTGAAGAAACTCGATCGCGCATATGCGAATGGGGAGATCACGCGCCAGGCTCGCGTCACGGAACGGCTCCGCCTTCAGCGAGAGCATGAGGCCGAGGTCAAACGCATCCGCGATAGCGAGAAGGCGCGCAGCACCACGCCGGCGGCTGAGCGTGCCACTCCCCGCGTGGTGGGCGGCATCCTGAAGGATGCCTTCGGCGGCAGCTATAGCGGTACGCGCTCCGCGGCGCGGAACCGGGCCGTCGATGGCGCCGCCAGAAGCTATCACCTGTCCGGGCAGGCGGTCGATTTCGTACCCGCCGGCGGGATGGGATCGGTCACCAAGGCGCAGGTGCGCGCGGCGCTGGAGGCGCAGGGCGTCCAGATCAAGGAGCTGCTCGGCCCCGGGGACAAGGGGCACAGCGATCATTTCCATGTCGCATTCTCGAAGGCGCGCCAGTCTCGCGAATCAATCGAGAAGAAGCAGGAGTCGTTGCGACAGCGCGAACTTGCCGAGGACGTGTCGTTCGTCGACGAAATGCGGCAGGCGCGCGGGCGACTGCTCGACGCGCAGGGTAAGACGGCGTCCAGCGAGGAACAGCGCGCGCAGCTGCTGCTCGAGGAGATCGACGCAGAAGCGAGTGGCCGGGCTCGCAAGATCGGCCTGCAGCTCTCGGCCGGCAAGCTCGACGAGGCGGAGGCAGCGCAGCTGCTTGCGCTCAACGAGGATACCCGCCAGGCACGGCGAGCGGCGATCGCGCGCGAAGGTCTCGCGGCCGCCGCGGAGAAGCAGCTCGCCGAGGTCAGCGATGAGGTGGGTCGGAACAACGATCTGCTCCGATCGCAACTGCAGCTCGCGGACACGCGCGAAGATCGGGCCCGGATCGAGCGACAGCTGCTCGACAACGCCTATCGGATCGAGATCAACGACGCCGCGATCGAGATCGCCTCGGCGTTCGCCGCGAGGGATTGGGACCGGTACGCCAAAGCGATTGCACGCGCGGCCGACCTGGCTGAACGCAAGAGCAACGACGAGAAGGCGCTCGATCGCCAGAATGAGAGTTCCTACGACCGATATCGGCGCGAGCTCGGCTCCGCCGATAGCATCAACGACCAGATCGATAACCTGAAGATCGATTCGGTGCGCCGGCTTGGTGATGAGCTTGCCGGCGCAGCTACGAAGGCGCTCGGCCTGAAGGGCGCGCTGGGCGACGTTGTAGGGCAGTTGATCCGGATCGGCCTCGAACGTCAGATCCTCGGTCCCGCGGCTGATTTCCTGTTTGGCTCCGCCGGCGGTGGCGGAGGCGGCGGGTTGTTTGGAAAGCTCTTCGGTTTCCTCGGCTTCGCGGACGGCGGTCGCCCCGATCGTGCAATGAATGGGCGGATCACCGGCCCGGGTTCTGGTCGATCGGACAGCATCCTCGCGCTGCTGAACGGGACCGATCCTATTCTCGTCTCCAACGGCGAGAGTATCGTCAATGCCGAGGCGACGCAGCGGTACTGGCCTCTCATTGACGCGATGAACCGGGGCCGGCTTCCGAAATTCGCCGACGGCGGGATGCTCGGCAATCTGCCTCGCTCGGTGACAGCCCTCCCGGCAAACGATCTGGCCCAGGGCCTCGGCGGACGCGGCGCGGTGGGTGAGGTGCGGCTGGTCGTGTCGCTGACCGATGACCTCGACATGCGGATCGACAATCGCGCCGCCGGCGTCGCGGTCCAGGTCGTGCGCGACAGCGCGCCGGCGATCGTGGACGCGGCCGCGGCTTCGACCGCGGCGCAGCTGCGGCGCCCCGGCCTCTGACAGGTAGACGATGGCGATCAAATACCCGCCCGCGCCGTTCAATCTGCGGCGCGCGAAATGGCGCGTGCCGTTTCCGGCACAGCGGAATCGATCAGGATGGACCGGGACGAGCAAGGTGATCGGGCTTCCCGGCGCCGCCGTTTGGCAGGCGGAGGGCGATTTCGTCACGATTGTCAGCGAAGCGAACATGCGGCCCTGGCGTGCATTCTTCCTTTCGCTGAAGGGGCCGGTGAACAAGTTTCCCTTGCGCGCTGTCGAGGCCCAGCAGACGACGCATCCCAACCCCACGGTTCGTGCGGGTGGCAATTCGGGAACCACCGTGCCGCTTGCCGGGCTTCCGGCATCGACCGCGGTGTTGCCGACGGGTGCGATGATGACGGTCGTGCTTCCGAGCGGCCACCATCGCCTCGTCTGTCTCATGGCTCCGCTAAACTCGAACGGCTCGGGGCAGGGGACAGCGACGTTCGAACCGGAGCTGTGCGAAGTGCCGGCGGAGGGCGCCGCCGTTGAGATCCAGTGGCCCTATGGCCTGATGAGCCTCACCAGCGATCCGCCGGGCTGGGATGTCGAGCCCGGGCAGACCTACACCTTCCCGCTGCGCTGTGAGGAGGCGAAATGAGCCGTCCCGACGCATCCGCCTCGGCCGCGCTTGGCGCGCAGGTCATACGCCCGGCGTTTTTCTGCTTCCTCGACATCGTCGGGGATCCGCTGCGCGCCACGACCGCAGGCCGCACGCTGCAGTTCGAGGGGACCGGTGACCCCGATCTGGACGGACATATCTTCGATGCGATCGATTCCACCGTGGTCGATATCGGTCCGGTGCGGATCAAGGAGGGAGGATCGGATTCGGTCATCGCCAAGCTCTCCGGATTGAACACGCTCGATAACGAGCTGCTCAACACGATCGGCAACAAGGCGAACTGGCAGGGCAGGGTCGCGCGCCTGTGGCGGATGATCCGCGACGAGCATGGCGGCCAGGCCGGCGCACTGCAGCCGTACTACACCGGATGGATGACGGGATTGATCATCGTCGGCTCGCCTGAAAGTCAGACGATCGAGGTGACGATCGAGGGATATCTCGCCGCCTACACGCAGCCGTCCAACCGCACCTATCTAGACGCCGAGCAATTCGACCCCGGTGACCTGAGCGCTCGGGCCGCGATCGCGATCGCCAACGGCATTAGCGGAAATCCCACCCTTTCGAACACGCCGACCAGTTTCGGCGACCTGTGGCGGCACGCAGCGAGGCTGGCGGCGGAAGCATGAGACGACCGGATTGGGAACAGCAGCTCGCGAGCTATCTCGCGAGCGTGGAGGCGCGCGCCTTCGCGTGGGGCGAGCATGATTGCGCGACCAACTGCGCAAACGCCGTCGCGGCGATGACCGGCATCGATTTCGCGGCGCCATTCCGGGGCAAATACCGAACGCGGCGCGGGAGCCTGCAGGCGCTGCGCCGCTATGGCGCGGGCACGCTCGAGGCGACGATCGACAGCCTCTTCCCGGAGATCGCTCCCGCCTTCGCCGGACGAGGTGATCTCGTGCTGATCGACGGGATGCTCGGCATCGTGATCGGCGCGGACGCGGTCTGCGTCGGCCGCGACGGCGATCGAGAAGGACTGGTGCGGTTCGCGCGCTCGAACTGGTCGAAGGCGTGGCGGATCTGAATGGGCAAAGCGCTGAAGATTGTCGGCGCCGTCGTGGCGATCGCCGGCCTCGCAATCATCACCGCGGGCGCGGGGCTTGCCGTCGCCGGCGTAGCATCGTCGGCCGCGGCCGGCGCGGGGATGGTCACCAGCGCGATCGGGCTGGGGTTGAGCGCCGGAACGCTGCTGACCGCCGCCGCCGTGCTGACAACGGCCGGATCGCTGCTCGCGCCAAAGCCCAAGGCGCCGGCGGTGTCCAACGGGATCGCGGATCGCCTGCAGGCGTCGATCAATCCGCGGGCGCATCGCACGTTCGTATTCGGCTCGACCGCGATGGCGACCGACATCCGCGACCAGGAGTTCACGAACAACCAGGAGTATCTGCACCGCTTCATCGTGGCGGCGAGCCACCGGGTGCACGCGATCCGCGAGATCTGGTTCGACGACAAGCTCGCTTGGACCGCCGCCGGCGGTGTCCAGGGCGAGTTCGCCGGATATCTGACGGTCGCCATCCGCCTTGAGGGCACGCCGGCGAATGCGATCAACATCTCCGCCAGGATGGGGAACTCGCGCCGCTATACCGGCTGCGCCTATGTCCACCTTCGCTACAAGCTGACGGGGAACAGCAAGAAGGCCGAGAGCCCCTTCGCGCAGTCGGTGCCGTCGCGGATTACGATCGTCGGCGACGGGATCCCGGTCTATGATCCGCGCAAGGACAGCACGCGCGGCGGCGTCGGGTCCCATCGCGCGGATGACCAGTCCACCTGGGAATGGGACCCCAACGCCGCGCGCAACCCGCCGCTGGTGCTGCTGACGTGGTTGCTGGGGTGGCGGATCCGCAACCCCTCCACCGGGGCGTGGAAACTCGCCGTCGGCAAAGGCCTTCCGCCCGCCCGCATCGATATCGACAGCTTCATCACGGCGGCGAACCTCTGCGATGAGCCGGTCGCCAAGGCGGGGGGCGGCACCGAGCCGCGATATCGCGTCGACGGCGTCATCAACGAGGGTGACGGCCTCGAGACGATGCTCGACAACATCAAGGCCTCCTGCAACGCGATCGTGGACGACCTGGGCGGGCGCACGCGGATCCAGGTACTGCACAACGACCTCGCGATCCCGCAAGGCTCGCTGACCACCCATGACGTGCTGGGCGACTTCACCTGGAGCCAGACACCGCCGCTGCAGGATACGGTCAACATCCTGACGGGCTCGTTCACGGACCCGTCTGCAAACTCGCTCTATCAGCTGATCCCGCTTCCGTTCGAGATCTCGATCGCCAGCCCCGACGGCATCGATCGGCCCCAGCATGTGCCGCTGGCGTTCGTTCAGTCGATCAGCCAGGCAAAGCGCCTACTGGTGCTGCGCCTGCAGCGCGCGCTGTACCCGGGTACGTTCCAGGCAGTATTTCAGGCAACGGCGTGGCGGTTCCAGAAAGGCGATGTCATCCGCTTTTCCTTCGCGCCGCTGGGGTGGACGGACAAGCTCTTCCGCATCGTCGATATGGCTGTGCAGGTCGATGGCACCGTGCCGCTGCTGCTGCGCGAGGAGCATCCCGACAATTATCTGGCCGATGGAACTGACGCAGTCTCGGTGATCGCCGCAGATCCGACGCGATACGATCCGCTCATGGGCTCTATCGTGCAGGCGATCGGAGATGCCGGGCAGACGGCGGAATGGCCGCAGATCAGCGACCCGGACGGCACGAAACCCGACGACAATGCGACCAACAGCGGAGATCCTGCCAGCCCATTCGGTCTCGAGGGAACCGTTGCCGACGCGCTGGGCCGCGTCTCGGCCGCGGAACAGGACGTCATTGAGCTGACCGGTGGCCTCACGTTGCAGCAGCTGCGTCACGCACAGCTTGAGCGGGCCGTCGAATCGTCCGATCGCCAGCGCATTCTAGCAGAGGAGGCGCTGAGTTCCGCTGTGGGCCGCGCGCTGCTCGAGGCGGATAGAACCCGCCGCGTGTTCCGCGACGCCGGCGTCACGGTAGATCCGGTGAGCGGCGAGGTGCGGCTTTGGGCGCTGGACCAGACCCGGGATCGCGTCAGCAATGTGGAGCTCGGGCTGAACGCTGCGCTTGCCCAGATCTCGCTCCGGGCCACGACGAGCTATGTGAACCAGGCAATCGCCGAGGCGGTGATCGATCCGGGCCAGATCGCGGAGCTCGGCGAGATCTTCACCCGCCTGACCGCGGCGGAAATCGCGCTCGACGGCCTCGGCGCGGCAATCGCGCTCAAGGCGGACGCCACGACGGTGACAGGGCTGGCCGGAACGGTCACGACCGTCGCGGCCGACCTGGACGCGCTCGCCGGCGAAGTGGCGCTCAAGGCCAGCAGCGCCACGGTCACCGCGCTGGACACGCGGTTGAGCAATGTCGAGGTGACGATAACCGCAATCGGAAATGTGTCGAGCGTGCGCACCGAGCTCCGCCAGGCCCGGTACGAATCGGATACCAATGCCGCAAACTTGATCCGCAGCTTGCTCGAGGGCGACAAGAACCGCCGCGGGGCGCTCACTGCGCTAGCGACTGCACGGCAGGAACTGGTCGCTAAGATCAACGATGATCTGAGCGCCGAAGCTGCGCAGCGGCTGGCACTGGCGGTGCGCGTGGCCGCAAATGAGGCCGGGCTGATCGCGGAACAGATCATCCGCGCGACAGCGGATAGTGCGACCTCGGCAAGCCTCACCGCGCTGACCGCTACCGTCGCGGGCCTCTCGGCCGAGCTCGACGCCGCTGTTACCCAGCTGCTGTCGGCGATCGCCGACGAGACTTCGGCACGTTCGGCCGCGTTGCTATCGCTCACTGCGAGCATTGATGGCCAGATCGGCGAGCTCGAGGCCGGGCTGGCGTCGTTGTCCGAGGCGATCGTGGACGAGACCGGCGCGAGGACCGCGGCAATCGCGACACTCAATGCACGGGTGGGGACGGTCGAAGCATCGATCACAGAGATCAGCGAGGTGGCGGTATCGGCAAATGGCATCGCGAAGGCGGTGAAGGGCGTGCTGATCGATGTCGACAACAAGATCTCGGGGTGGCGGTCCGAGAATGACGGGGACGTATCGATTTTCGACATTCGCGCAGACAAGCTCCGCGTCTCAAACGGCGACGGGACCGGAACTGAATTTGTCGACGGTACCTGGAAAGTCTTCGACGACGATGGTGACCTGACCGTCGAGATTGGCCGGCTGGTGTGAACTACGGTCTACGAGTGAGGCGCAAGGGCCGGATCGTCCACACGATCTCGTCCAAGATGGGGCGCTTCGGCGGCACGCTGCACACGAACGGAGTGAATGGCAGCGCTATGATCGCCGCCCTGGCGACGGGGCGGGTGGCGTTTCAAGTGACCCCGATCAGCTCTCTCGGCCTTCGTCTTCCTACGGTGACCACCGCAGGGACCACGGTTTCCTGGGTGTATCCACCCGGGACTGGAACGAACGCCCCCTGCGTCATTGTCGTTTGGGTGCGCTGATCTGTGGAACAGGGGCTTCGGGTGAAGGGCGCGGACGGCGTCGTGCAGATCGACGGGGAGTTCTACAACCTCGCGCTCGTCAACAAGGTGGTCACGAATGCGGCGACCACCGCACCACCCGAGTTTGATGCGTTTCTGGTCTCGTTGACCGTTACTTCGCCCGACTATCCGATCGTCGGGGTAGCCTGCGATACAGCCTTCATTGCGTTGGCGTTCGTCAACCAAACCGGCTCCACGTGGACCTTCAGCTACTATTCGAGCTCGGCGGGCGCTGAAGTCACCTTCTATGTTTTCGGACCGCCAACAGTAATCACGACGCCCGGCTGGGGGATCCGCCTGCGGAAGAAGGGCGTGATCAAGTACGACAGCCGACACAACTATCTGGTGGAAGCTGGCCTTTTCGAGAGTCCACCGGGTCTTGGCGACGCGACTGCTGCGATGCCTGGAGGGAGGTCTTACGCCGCGATCCAGGACCGCCGCGCCGGCACCTACAATTTCAACCAGGAAGAGCTGGGAGCAGGAACCGGACAGTGGGGTGAGTTCACCATGCGGACGCTCTACGGCCTGAGAATTGCGGCGAACCAGGTGCATGGCACCCTGATCACCACCATCAACAGCTACAAGGCGATAGCTGATCCCGGCATTCCGCTCACAATCGAGACCACCTGGCCCGATTTCACAGTCGCGGTGATCGACGTCACCGGTTTCTGACTTCCTTCCGGAGAATAATATGACCTGGTTCACCACCGGGACGATCGCGATCGTCTCCGGCTCCGATGCCGTGACCGGCACCGGCACCAACTGGAGCGCACAGCAGATCCTGCCCGGATTCGCTCTGTTCACCGGCGCGGGCGTGCTGCTGGGCGAGATCGAGACGGTCAATTCCCCGACGAGCCTGACCCTAGTCGATCCGGTGGGCGCGACGGTCCTTCCCGGCACGACCTACAAGGTCGTTCCCACCCGGGGCAGCGACATCGCCATCTACGAGAAGCTCGCCCAGCTTCTCGGCGACTATGCATCGGTGCGTGACAATGCCGGCCAAGGGATGTTCGGCGACGGATCGGCGGCTACGCCGGGGATGCGGTTCGGGACCGATCAGGGCTCCGGGATGTGGCGGCCGAGCGCGAACGCGATCGCTTGGTCGACGGGTGGCGTGGAGCGAATGCGCGTCGATGCTAACGGGCGGGTTGGAATTGGGACGGCGGCGCCTGGCGACAAGGTGGATATCCGATTCGCCGGGACCCAGGGGGTTCGAGTCATTTCCGATGATGGAAACTCTGCCTATCTTTCGCTCGTCTCGTTGGGACACACCGGGTGGTCACTGATCAGCCAAGCCGATAACGCACTGGTAATAAAGGCTGACGGAAGCGAGCGGCTTCGCCTCGACGCGAGCGGTAATATCGGGATAGGCGCGCAGCCATCTGCTGGCGTGCGGCTTTATGTTCGAAGTGCGACCACCACCGGCGCAGCCTATTACGCCGACAATGGTTCCAACAGCGGCTTCAAGGTCTCGTTCGCCTCTGGTTTGACGAAGGTGGGCAACGATTTCGGAGCGCCGCTGGCATTCGTGACCAACGATGTCGAGCGCGCCCGCTTGGACGCCGCCGGCAACCTGCTGATTGGCGTTACGACCGGGAACCAGCATACCGTTTCTAAAGCGGTCGCTGAAGGCGTGACCATTCTTCAGGTAGATAATGCCGCTAGCGATGCGGCACTATTCTTTGGGGCGACTGGCACTGGTGGGAGCAGTGCAGCATCGGCGCTTCGCCTTAGGGCGAATTCTGTTACGGGCCGCTCCCTTAACGCAGGCGGCACGATAAACGCCAGCGGTGCTGACTTCGCCGAGTACATTAGCAAGGCGGCCGACTGCGGCCTGATCGAGAAGGGCGACGTTTGCGGCATCGACGCGGACGGCAAGCTTACGACCAGCTGGATCGCCGCGCACAGCTTCGTCATCAAGTCCCTCGAGCCGGGGTTCGTCGGCGGTGACAAGTGGTGGCAGGCCGTGGGCCTGCGACCGCAGCCTCCAGCACCGATTGGCGCGGCACCGGTCGCGCCAATCGCGCCCGAGCCGTTCGCCGATCCCGAGCCGGTGCAGGGCGAGGAAGAGACCGAGGCCGCGTTTGCCGTGCGGCACTTTATCTGGAGTTCGGCCGCCGCGGGGGCTGCTGCGGCGCTGGCACTTTACGAGGATGCCGTTGCGGCATTTCCCGCGCTGCTCGCGGCATGGGAAACCGCCAGCGCCAGCTTCGAGGCCGATCAGGCTCAGTTCGAGACCGATCTGGCCGCTTGGGAGGCGGAATTGGAAGCGGCGCGCCAGCGGGTCGATCGCATCGCCTTCTGCGGGCAGGTGCCCGCCAACCTCACGGGGACATTCGCGGTCGGCGACTATGTAGTGGCCGTGCAGGGCAGCGACGACACGATCACCGCGATCGCCGTGCCTGAGGGCGATATCACCTTCGAACAGTACCGCCGCCGCATCGGCAAGGTCTGGGCGGTTCGCGAGGGCCGCGCATGGATCGACGTGCAGCACGGCTGACCCTCTATATCTCTGGAGAACTATCATGACGCTCGACCCCGAGACGTCCGCCCAGGCCGGCTTGTCCGTGCCGCCGGTCGGCGTCGCCGCAGTCACGCTCGCCGGAATCGAGCTTCAGCAGTGGATCCTGATCCTCACCGCGATCTGGCTGTTGATGCAGATGGGCTGGTTCATCTTCGAGAAGGTGAGTCGGCTGTTGCGCGATCGGGCCGAGCGGGAGGACGCGGCATGAAGGCCGGCGAGCTCTCACCCGCCCAGATCAAGGTTGCGGCCGCCGGCGGCGTCGGCAGCCTGGCGCTTGCGGCCGCGCTGGCGATAAGCGGCGTTTGGGAAGGGCACAGCCTGAAGCCGTATCGCGATCCGATTGGGGTGTGGACCGTCTGTGGCGGCGAAACGCACGTGCCGATGCGGACTTACACCCGGGAGGAATGCGAGGCGATCGATCGACGGCGCATGACGGCGCGTCTCGCCGAGGTGCGTGCTGCTACCCCAGGGATCGAGCGGCACGAGCTGCAATGGGCGGCGCATGCGAGCCTGGCGAACAATGTCGGGATGGCCAATTACAAGATCTCGCGCACACGCCGACTATACCTGCAGGGCCGGTACAGTGCGGCCTGCGACGCGATCGCCAGTTGGCGCCTCGCCGGCGGAAAGGTGTGGCAGGGCCTTGTGCTCCGCCGGACCGGGGACGCCGCCCGCTTGGGCGAGATCGAGCTGTGCAAGAAGGGGTTGCCGAAATGACGGCGCTGCTTCTGCTTCGCCGCCACTGGCTTCCGGTCCTTCTGCTGATCGCCCTTGGCGGGCAGCTGGTGCGGACCGCATCGATCGACGCGGACCGCGACGCGCAGCGCGAGCTCGCGTCGACGCGCGGGCGAATCCTGGAGGCGTCGGTATCGGCCGTCGGCGCCGCCAATGGGTGGACGGCCGCGAAGCGGCTGAAGGTCGAACAGCTGCCCCTGCAGATCCAGCTCTACGGGAATGCGTTTCGCGAGATCCGCGAAGCCCGGGCGCGCGCTGCGGCCGAGGATTTGCGCCGCGCGCGCGCGATCGAGGCGCGCGACCTCAAGATTGCCACGGAGAAACAGGATGCGATCACGACCAGGTTGGCGGCCGAGCTGCGCCGCGCTGACGATTATGCTCGCGCTCGCCGCATGCGCGCAGCGGGTGAAGGACGCGCCGGCGCTGGCGATCCCGGTGGTGGCCGAGCAGCGGATCTGTCCGCGGCCGCCCAAGCCGCCGGCGATCCTGCTCGAGCCGGTGACGCGTCCGTCCTGGATGATGATGTCCGGATCTGCACCACCAACACGGTGAAGGCAGAGGGCTGGGGCGAATATTGGCGAGAGGTATTTTCCGCGCCCCGCTGAGTCGGCGTCTCGACTTGTTGGAAATGTTCTGTGTTCGTTCGCGGAATGCGGGATATGGAGTTGCATCGCTGGGTTGAGCTCATCGAGCCGGTGAATCACCATGTCGATATCGGGGTGTTGTGCGGTTGCGCGGTCTATCGGGTGGCCAAGCCCACCTACATGATCGATCGGCTTGGCCGGGAAGCAACGATCGGCGATGCTCTGCGCCGCCTCTACTGTCCGACATGCGGCGAACGGCTGACGCTTAATTTCAGTTTCGAGTGGGGATACGGCCCACTCCGCGACCATCGCATCGATCCCCCTCCGTTGCCGGATTGGTTTGAGCCCCATGTCACGTTCGGGCCGCGCGCAGAGCAGCTGCGGGAGGCGCTAGGCGGCGCTCGCGGGCAGGGCTAGGGCGCTTCGCGTCGCCTCTGTTGCGCGAGCTTCGCTTCCTTGAGCGCCGAGTTGCACATGTCGATCGACAGATCACTGACATGCGGGACCCCGCTGAATCCGGTCTTGGCGTAGGCGAAGAGCTTCCGGCACATCTCGGAGTTGAGTGTCTTGAGGTAGCGAGGCGCATCCTTGGGGAGCTTCACGGCAGGTGCGACCTTTCCCACCGGGATCACACCTCCGACCAACGGCGTCGGGACCTGCGCTGCTGCAGAAGGTGCGGCGAAGATCACTGCGGCGACGAGTGCGACTATTTTGAACATGTTCCTTCTCCCCGGCGCGATCATGATCATAAGGCCGCGGCCAAATCCACACGAATATCGATATCGTTACCGTGCTGCGGTGGGTGGACCGCTCGACGGCGCAGGAACAGCGTGCAATAGAAACCGCGCTGTCCCGATCTTTAGCCGGTAGGGGCGGCCCGCGCGCGCGGAACACCAGGTCACCGACCTCTGGGTCGGGTGGCCTGCGGAATAAAATACCCTCCGGGGGAACATGCAGGACGCGGGTCCTGGTGCCCGTTCGGCTAACCACCCGGCAACCCGGGTGAGGCGGACGCGACTAGGACCCGCTCTGCGGCTCGGCGCGCTTCATGCTGGCGAGGATCTCGCCATAGCTTTCGCGCCACCGCTCCAGCGCTTCGCGCACCACCTCGGAACGGCTGCAGCCGGCATAGGCGCAATAGAGGTCGATATCGCCAAGAAGGTCCGGATCGATCCGGACCGGCACCCTCGGCCGTTCGCCAGTAGCTGGCCGGCCGCGTTTTTTCTGTGGCCCGTTAATTTACACCATAATTTGTGTGTGCCAACAAATGCAGAGCGGCGCAAGGGTCCAGCCTCGCGCCGCTCCTAACTCGAACCTCGGAGGTTAGCCGTGGCCCAAGCTAAGACCAAGATAGCGCATTTTTTGCCGCCCGCCCACCAGTGGTCGGTCGAACCGACGGTGCGCGAGATGCTAAACATCCTCGAGCAATTCCTGCTGGATCAGGCCGAACCGGTGTTGACGCAGGCTCGCGACACGTCCGCGCAAACGCTGAGCAAGGTCTCCTCGACGCTTGACCTGATATTGGCAGCGCTGGGCCGGAAGCATCCCGACTACAGGCTGCTGGAGACGATTTACGAGCAATTGCTGGACTTGCGGGATCGGCTCTACAGTTTATCGCGCGACCGCGTGCACGCCCGGTTCGGCGAGATTGCCGCCCTGCTGGCGGCGCCGCCCGCCGAGCTAAAGCAGGACCTTCGCTGATGGGCGAGGGCGCACGCCTCCATCGTATCTGGAAGGGTATGAAGGCGCGCTGCCAATCGCCAGACGATGCCGCGTTCGACCGTTATGGTGGGCGCGGCATCAAAGTTTGCCCGGAATGGCAGACCTTCGTGGGTTTCCTCGATTGGGCACTGACCGCTGGCTACGGCCCCCAGCGCCAGATCGATCGGATCGATAACGACGGCAGCTACACGCCGGCGAACTGTCGGTGGACGTTACCTTCGATTAACGCCTCGCGGTCAGAGCTTCCAAGTGACGGACGCTACCTCGCTGCCTTGACCGGGGTGCTCACCGACGCGGTGATCAGGGCGACCGAACCGGGGATGAAGGCGATCAAGCTCGTCGACGGAGGCGGGCTTTATCTCCACGTGTCACCGACCGGCGGGCGATCTTGGCGATTGAAGTACCGCCTGCGCAGTAAGGAGCGGCTGCTGACGCTCGGTCGATATCCAGCGGTGACTATCGCCGACGCCCGCGAATTGGCAATGATCGCGCGGTCAAAGATCGAGAAGGGCCGCAATCCGGCAGCGCTGAAACAGGCTGCAAAGCGGAAACAGCGCTGACGATACCCCCAACAACTGGGGGTATCGCAACTTTATTGCGTACGAAATTCCGCGGAAAAGCTTGCTTTGGTGAAGCCCGCGGCGGAGGGATGGTCCGCCGCGATTGGGCGGTGAGCATATTAAGATATGTGTTCCGGACACCCCGATATGCATCGAAAATGCATAATTATGCGTGATCGGCGGTTGGATAACCTTCACGGCGCGCGAGCTGAAGGCGGGCGATGACGGTATCGAGGTCCCGTGCGTCAAACACAGCGAAGAGCTGCCCGTCCTCGAATGAGGCGTCGCGACCCGCACAGTCCAGATCGAGCGGGGGCGATTGCTCACCTGCTAGTAGGCGATCGAGGATATCCCAGTGCTCGACGCTCCCCGAGCATCCTTCAAACCAAGGGGAGAGCGTCTGCTCCACCCAATCAATGCCCGCCACCGTATCGCCCTTAATCGCCAGATCGCCGAACACATGCGGGGTGAACTTCATATAGACGGTGCCAGGCGGAAGTCTCAGGAACGTAGCTCGGTCGACGATCCTCACCGCCTCGCCCCCAGCAGTTCTTCGATCATCGCTCCGTAGATTCCCTCAATCTCGTGGGTACGGATCGATGTGCCCGCGGCCCATGCTTCGCCTCGGGCTGCATCTAGCATCCCTTCGCTCGGTCGCTGGATAGAAGCCAACACGGCGCGGACCAGCGGCTCGAGCACAAACGAGCCGTCAATCTGGGCGAGTTCGCCGTTGCATTCCACGTCGATGCCCCGGGCTTCGCCCTGGCGGCGCAACTCTGCCGTGGCCGCCGCAACGGCAAGTGCGATCGATGCAGCTTCAGTCACTTCGATTTTCTCTCCTAACCCGGGTCGTTTCTATGCTGACAAATGCCGCGGTGAAAGCCGCTGCGCCGCGATCGCGCGCCTACAAGATGGCGGACGAGCGCGGCCTGCACCTGTTCGTGACGCCCGGCGGGCGGAAGAGCTGGCGCATGAAATGCCGTGTCGATCGACGCGAGCAGACGCTTACCTTCGGCCGCTATCCTGAGATGTCCCTGGCCGAGGCCCGGGCCCGGTGTGACCAGGTGCGCGAGCAGCTGCGCCGCGGCGCGGATCCGCGCGGAACCGCGGCGCCGGCCGAGCAGCTGGACACGCTCGAGCAGATCGCGCGCGAGTGGCACGCGAGCCGCCTCGAGCGCTGGTCGGCCGAGCACGCCGGCGACGTGATCGAGAGCCTGGAGAACCATGTGTTCCCGTCGATCGGCGCGAAGCGCCCTGACGATATCGATGAAGCGCAGATTCTGGAGCTGCTCGGAAAGGTCGAGGCGCGCGGCCATATCGAGACCGCCCGGCGGATCCGCCAGCGCCTCGAGGCGGTCTTCCGTTACGCGCGCCGCCGGCGTCGCGCGACGATCGATCCGACCGACGTCGTCGATGAGCTCGCGGTGCGACCGCCGGCGCGGCCAATGCCGGCGCTGACGACCGCGGCCGAGTGCCGGGCGCTGCTCGAGGCGATCGCCGCCACGACAGCGGCGCCGCGGATTCGGTGCGCCGCGCAGTTTCTCGCACTGACGGCGGTGCGGATCGGATCGCTGCGCGCCATGCGCTGGCGCGAGCTCGAGGATCTGGACGGTGACGCGCCGGTCTGGCGGATCCCGGCGGCGCATTTGAAGCTGATCAAGACCAAGAAGGCCGAGACAAGATTTGACCTGGTCGTGCCGCTGGTCCCGCCCGCGGTGCAGCTGCTGCGCGCGGCCGCGGCCGAGAATGGGTATGATACCCGTTCCGCGCCTGCAGATGCGCTGGTCTTCCCGATCGGCGAGGCGGCGATCGGCGATCTGATCGCGCGGGCCGGCTTCAAGGGCCGCCATGTTCCCCACGGCTGGCGGGCCAGCTTTTCGACCATCCTCAACGAAATGATGCCCGAGGAGCGCGACGCGATCGATGCGGCGCTGGGGCATAGGCCGAAAAGGGCCGATATCGATACGAAGGTCGAGGCGGCCTATAACCGATCCCTGCAGCTTTCCCGCCGAAGGGCGGTGTTCGAGGCCTGGGCGGGCGTCCTGGCGCCGCCTGCGGCATAGCGAGCGGGTGAGGGGACGGACGATCCTCGACCCTCTCCCCCCTGGAGAGCAACGAGGCGGCGCAAGCCGCCTCCTCCCGAAGGCGCAGCGGGGCGCTTCGAGTTCGGCAAATCCGACGCGTGGGGGAATGAAAGATCAAAAAGCGCGTCGCGAAGCGACCTTCCTTTCTCTCTTCATTTCTTCAGGAAGCACAGAGCACATTCTATGTACTCGCGTTGCTGGCGATAGCGCAGCCGGCCTCGAGGTCAGCGAGGAGTTGGATCAGCTCAGGATCCTGCGGCGTGGGCGGGGGGACGTTCCCCGGCGGGGCCTTGCCCAGTCGGCGGAGCTTCGCGACGAGGATCTGCCAGTAGCGCTGGAACGTACGCGCTGCCATCGATGCGCGGTGCTCGAAGTAATAGGCGTTGCTCGTCTGCTCACGCTGCGGGGCAAACATGCCTTCAGCGCCGGTCTTGATCGTGCGCCGGACCCACGTGATGAAGCCGTGAACCTTCAGGCGTCGGAGGCCAGCTTTCACACTGTTGGGGTGGCAGCCGGCGCGCTCGGCAATGGTGTCCTGGCGGGGAAAGAGCTGTCCCGTGGCATAGTTCATCCCATGGATGGCAGCCTTGAGCACGTCGATATCAGTCCGCTGAAGGCGAACGGCCGCTTTCTTCAGGAAGCCCTCAACGCGGCCGAGCTCGCGCCGCAATGTCGCAGGGCGCCCTGCAGGTGCCGGTTCGCCGTCGAGGAACCGCTGCAGCTCGGCCGAGATCGCTGCGTAAGCCTGTTTCGCCTCGCGGATGCGCTGTCGCGTGAACGTCTCGAAGTGTTTCACATACAGCTCCTCCGCCGCCTGCAGCAGGGCCTCGCAGTACAGGGTGCCCTGGGCGACGGTGCCGTCACCGATGCGCGACCAAGGCTTGGCCTTAGGATCGTCGACGTCCCAGCTGTCCCGGTGCGGCGTTCGCCGGCGGCCCTCGGGATCGTGGTCGGGGCCACGCTTCTTGCCGGCCAGCGTAGCGCCTACGCCTTTGAGGAGGTTGCTCGTTGCGCGGGCCATTTCGCGCGCGTTCAGTTCCGTCAT